CTCTACCGCCTCCACCTCCACCACCCGCTCCAATAGCCTCTATCTCAACAAAATAGACTCCAGCTTGTGGCGTCCAAGTGCTATTACTTGTAAAGATTTTTTGAGATATTCTACTCATAAATTACCTGGCTTAATAAAACGCATTTTTCCAAATTCATCTATAATACGCTTGCGACCCTTATTTGGAGCTTGATTGCCTTTTATAAAAGATGTTTGATTTGGAGACATACCTTTGGCTCTTTTATTTCCAATTAAAGATTTTGATATTTTAGTACAAGTTTTTTTAGAATGTTTGCCTGAAGATCCGCCTTCTTTTATATTATATAGCTTGCATATTATTTTTAATTCAGTAATCCAATATATTTCTACTTGATCTGCCTCTTCTTGTGTTTCACAATATTGAAATATATTAATCTCAAAATTATCAGCCCCATATTTTTTTATAGCATTATTTAAAATTATACAGTGTGAATTATTTGATTTATGAAAATACCAGCGTTTTTCTATAGTCATATGAGTCTGACCAATATACATTCTTCCATTAATTTTATTTTCTACATAATATAAACTAATCATATAATTATCCTATAACAAACCAGTCGCTTCCATTTGATGTAAGTGTTATAGACATACCATTAGAAGATAGCACTCTACTAGCAGCAACACCTTCAATTTTTTCTGATCCATTTCTAACGATAGTGATATTATTAGTTGCAGCATTAAAAGTTGAGTCTTTAATTATTAGTATTCTTCCAGCTGTAGGCGCTGGTAAATTAATAGTCATTGCAGTTGTTGTATCTACAAATACAATATAATCTGCTGTAGCGTATCCATCGATTGTATATGGAGACGCACTTGCAGTAGCAGTATGTGTAGTTAATCCAGCTCCAAGGGTTAATCCGGCAGGTTTGAATGTTGCTGTTGTTGTTGCACCCGATTTAACAACAATATCTCCGGCAGTAACTGATCCGGTTCCAGAGATGAGATCGAGATTAGATCCTGTTCCAGTAGTAACGTTCTGCGCCTGAATGGTGAACGTATGAGGAGTGGTGGCGTGAAGTGTTTGCGATATGACCGGCGATATTGTGGTAGTTGTGAACTTAAGTGGCGCATACGATAATTCCAACGCTGCGTTAGCTGCTGTAAAATTGAGATTACCAAAGCTGTATACAGCTACGTTACCAGATGTTCCTTGTATGATAGCGGAGTATCCAACGAATGTCTCATCGATGTTCGCATCGCCGAACGTCATTGCTGCAACACCTGTTGATTTGATTACATTCCAGTCGGATGCATTAGTGTTGTCTCGGATCGCCATGACGGACCCGGGATTGTTCGTGAGGCGCAGCTTTCCCGCCGCTGCACGCGGAGCGGCACCGATTCCAATGTAATCTGAACTTGAGCTACCAAGCGAAAGTACTGTAGTTGATCCAGCCTTGAGCATCACTGTGCCAACAACGCCCGAACCAGTACCCGCTCCTGATTGTAAGATTGCGTCTCCTCCTGCGAAATCTCCGGGACCAGTTGCATCTTGTCCAGAGATTGTTAATGCTCCACCAGCAGTACTTGCAAGAGCAGCATCCATTCCAATTCCTGCACTAGTACATTGAATAAAATCAAGTCGCGGGCTGGTTGAAGATGGATATAAACGAATCGTGCTAGTAGTATTGGCAAGATATAAATATGATCCAACAGTCATTCCAACATATGTTCCAGATGTAAATCCAATTTGATTAGCACTTTGGAAATTAAGAGTATTAGCGTTGGCGCCACCAAAATGGATATCATCTGTAGCTGTAAGAACAGTTATGTCGGCAAGATTATCAGCTTTTCTTACTTTTATACTGAAATCCTGTGGAACACGGAAAGTTCCGGCAGATGCAGGAATTTCTCCAAAGCCTGCCCATTGGAAATTTGGAGCCGCCTCACTTGTGAAATCTAATTTTATTAGAGATGTATGTCCAGCCCCACGGAAATTAATTCCAGCCCCATCAATATATTGTTGACCGGACCCCGAATAAGAATAAAACATAGCAGAATTTATGCCAACTGCGGCAACTCCAGATAATGCTCCGAGAATTAAATTATTGGCACCGTCCCACGATAAAAGATTGCAGTCTACAACTCCACCAGAATTCATTCCATGGATTGAGCCGCCATTTAATCCAATACGAATATCGCCAGCAGTAGCCATTGTTCCAGTACCAATATTAATGTGACTACTTGGTGTAAGTGTAATTACTCCTGCGGATCCAGTTAATGAAACTACTTGTTGACTTGAAGAAGATCCTGCAAGATCACCACCAGCAGTAAACCCGCCGCCAGCGCTTGGTTTAGCTTGCCATTCAGAAGACCCATTAACCCAAGTTAATGTATAGCCATCTTGAGTTGCTCCAATAGAAGATAAATTAGATGCAAATGTTTTTCCTTTTAATAATGCAATTGTAGATGAGGCAGTAGTTCCAGAAATATCTCCTGACATTGGAAGTGCTGCGCTATTTGATATTAATCCGAAAGTTGTCCATGTTCCCGGCGTGCCAGCTGCAGTGCATACCCATCCTGCAAAGTAACCATCAGTAGCATTACTATTTAAAACTATATCTCCTTTTACCCATGTACCGGCTACTGGCGCAGATGAAAATGATTTTATTGCAACAAATTCTCCAACATCTAAATCAGTGCCAAGAGAAATTCCATTTCTAAATCCGATTGAATATGGCAATCTATATGGTGACGCTGGTGTAAAAAACGTCATTGGTCTAATGCCAGCATTACTATCCCACCAAAATTCAAGCTGATTAGCATCTGTCAAATCAAGTGACAAATAATCTGTACTTGGAATCTGAAATGTAATTGCCCTATTTGTTCCTACAAATGAACCATTGCCTATTTCAGTGCGCATAATGCCGCCACCGATGTTTGTAGAATGTGATATTGGAAGTTTTGTAAATGTTCCAGCATTATCAACTGATCCGTGCGCATTAAATGTTCCAGCAGTAGCTAGAATTCCGCCACGCACCATTGCCGGAAACTCAAAATCATTAATTGCGGATTCTGAATAGCATCCTCCAAAAAATGAAGCATTTGCTTGTGATGGATTACCATTATCAGCTACAGATCCTTTGCAGCGTATATCATGATTTGATCCATCTATAGATACACCGCCAGTTATAGCCGCACTAACTACTGTGGCATCTGCTGCAGCTCCTATTGTAGCTTTTGTGCAATATACTGCCACTACACCAACAGATGGCGTTTCATCTGCAAGAGTTTCTCCAGCAAATGTTAATACAGTTGGGGTTATTGTTGTAATTTTTCTGGCAATACCGTTATTTGTTGCGTTAGAAAATCCTGCAACACGGACATAATCATTTAGTAAAAACCCATCAGCTGTCCAGGACCCAACGTCTCTAGTAAGTGTTTTTCCTGCGGCAGCAGCAGTAACGATTGCGGTAGCAAGCACAGCTTTAACTGTTGCATTAGAGGTTCCAGTAACAGTAACAGTTTTAGTTCCAGTAACACCAGCTATAGTAATCTGCTGACCAACGCTTATTTGTGATGCAAATCCTGAACAATAAGCTGGTACTGAATTAGGAAAATTATTTGTACCATCACTACACCCAGGAGTGGTATCAATTACATAAAGCGTAGAGCTTCCAGAATCGATTGATCCTGTCATATTGAAAATTCTACCACTTGCTCCCTCGCCATGATGACCAATATATGTGTTTCCTAATCCGCTCTCTTCAAGTACTCCCCATCCAAGATTTGCTTGAGTTGAACAAGATGTGACCGTGCAGATGGACATATCACCACCAAAAAAATGCATACCATGACGCCCATTTGCAGCAGAGCGTATGCCAGTAAATTGTGATCTAGACGCATTACCGGTCGCATATCCAGAATCTGCCGACATTTCTAATCCATTATATGCGAAACCTTCAATAAGCAAATTACTAGCATCAATTGGTGCAGATGACCATAATCCGTGACCACTTGTAGTGGTAGCATCAGTACATAATATATTCATATCACGCACTGATGAATATGCAGCTGAGCTAGTTGGATCGTCCGCTATGGCGGCAGAGTGAATTCTAATTCCATCACAATTTTTAGCAAATACTAATGTAGTTCCCGGTCCTTTATTTTGATCTGACTGTCCTGCTCCATGTAGATATTTTCTTTGACGAAAATGTAATGTTCCAGATAAATAATAATATCCAGAAGCATATACATCTTGAGCAATTGGCACAGAACTTAATGATTGATATGCTGCAAAGCAAGCATTAAATGCAGCCAAATTGTCAGTACAACCAGCTCCAGTTGCAGATCCATTCCAATCTGGTACGGCTCCATAATCACGAACATCATAAAAACTAGCTAATCTTGGAGATATAAAAATTGATCCTAAGGCATCGCACCATCCTACGAAATTTAAGCCCGAAACACATGTAGGATTTGTAACTCTGACTGGCGTTCCACTCGCATTAACTCCAACTGCACATTGTAATCCGGCTCCAAGATTAATAATAGCATCAATAACATTACCATTAGTTAAAATTGAAAACAAATTTCCGTTAGTTGCAGAACTTAATGCTATACCAATTAAATTATTAGATAATAAATTAGTAGAATTAGCGGCTGCAAATGTATTAGAGCCAGTTCTTATAAGCGCTTCACCAATATTAATAGTCCCATCTGCAAGTCCCTCAATGGCCGTAGTTCCAGCAACAGAGGGCTTCGGCTCCCAATATCCATCTGCATTAACCCATGTTAAAACATAACCATCAGTTGGTGCCATGGACTTAACAGCATTACCTTGAAGTTTAATAACAGTTATATTTGGATAAGTTCCAGACAAATCTCCGGCAGCCAAGCCTAAAATAGATGATGGCCCCCATGAACTTCCTTGCCAAATTAAAGCGTCTCCAATAACGGGAACGGTAGTAGAAATTGGATTTCCACGAATACCTACGACTTGTGGGTTATTTAGTGTTCCGCCTAAATCTGTAGCTAATTTGATAATTTGTAGGCCACTAAGAGTTCCATCCAATGTATCTAGGCGAGCCCTTACAGTAGTGCTTAATAGGCTTGGCCTAACTCCAAGTTCCGTTTCAATAGCTATAATAGCCTCTCGTAATGTATCTATTCTGCCCGCAGTCATGGGCTGACCATCCAAAAATTCAGGGATGGTTGTGGTAGTATCTATGCTTGCTGGATATTTTATAGCCATATTATTAGTCCTCCTTTAATATCATAATTTTAGCATAAAAGCTCTTACTCAATCGATCGGGTCGATAATTCGACAATAACAGCTAATTTCACGGCATGGAGATAAACTTGGAGCAATAATGAAATCTTTTGAGAAATTAGCGGAATTAGCAGATAGATTTGAGCGTAAAATATCTCGTGGTCAACAGAGCGCACAATCCGCAGATATTGAAGATGCATTAAGTAAAGCTGGTGTTAAACCAGATGCTAATGCAATTGCTCCATTATTAAATACTGCAAAAGTTCCTGATAGTGTTAGTTTTGAGATTTTTGTCGTTGTAGATAAAGCGTTAAACGTTTCTTTTAGAATTGATCCTACTGTTCCAGTAACTACACAAACTCCATACCCACCATCTCTTAATACTCTAAAAGGATTATTATCAAGAACATACTCTGGTAAGATGAAGCAGGCATTGCAGGCAGCTAAAATAAATGTAACAGATATAGTATCAGCATCATTGGCAAAATTTTGATTATTTAACGGGAGGCACATATGGCATTTCAGGACCTAGTAATAGCAGCACAAAAGTTCTTCCCAGACTTAAAAATTAAATATAAAGATAAATCATGGTTCATGAAACTAATAGGAACCTTATTATTTTTCAATAAGTCATTTATGACTAATTATACCACTACTATTGGCTCTACTATATATTACCCAAGTGAGTCTTTTATTAATGCCCGTCCCGTATCTGCTTCAATTGTTTTACTTCATGAATTAGTTCATATTAAAGACGCTCATAAAGTAAGTAAACCAATATTTGGATTTCTCTATCTAACTCCACAAATATTCTCTCTATTATGTATTCCATTATTCTTTTTAACTTGGAAAATAGCATTGCCATTAATGATATTATTTGCATTACCAATTCCATCATTTTTTAGAATGTATTATGAGAAAAGAGCTTATTTAACTTCTTTATATGCAATTAATGCAATAGGCAATAGATTAAATTTTAAGCCATTATTAGCAACTCAAGAGAACTCTTTCCTGCATCAATTCAGAGATAGCTCTTATTATTTTATGTGGCCATTTGGAAATATTCAGAAAGATTTTGATACATCCGTCACTAAGATTAAAGCGGGCGAAAAGCCATTTGAGGATCCAGTTTTTGCTATTTTAGATGAATTGATTACGACGGTATAAACCACTGATATAATATCCGATACAAGGATATTACATGAATAATTTTGACGTAGGTATCATCGGAGCCGGAGTTGCTGGCGCATTTGCCACCATGAAAATGGCTAAGGATCATAAGAATGTAAAAACAGTTCTTTTTGATTTAGGTCGCCCGCCAATGAAAAGACGCCGCCAGCTAGAAGGTTGGTTAGGCTGCTTGCCCAATAGCGATGGAAAACTTTATCTACCTAATTTAGATAAGGTTACCGATATTGTTGGCTCTAGAAAAACTAAAGCTGCCTATAATTGGTTCAATAAAACATTATCGAATGTCACCGCTCTAAAAACAACTAAAGATCGTTCTCCGCATACTGCCGTTGAGAAACGACTTAAAAAGATTGGTTATGATATTTCATTGAATGATTTTATCCAAATATATCCTAAAGATATTCATGCCCTATCAAAGTTCATGTCCGAGTCCATTGAGGATTGCAAAAACATTACTTATAGCTTTGATAACGAAGTAAAGAGCATTTGTAAGCAAAAGAATATGTTTGTAATTACCACTGAAAATGAAGAATATCGCTGCAAAAAGCTTATCATTGCTGTTGGTCGAAGCGGTTGGAGATGGGCCAAAGATTTATTTTCTGGTTTTGGAATTGTAGATAATAATGATGTGGCCAAATTTGGTATTCGTATCGAATTAAACGCACCAGTCATGAAGGACTTTAATAAGTCATGCTGCACACTAACTAAGGGCGAAGAAGTTGAGATTGGACCATTTTCTTGGTATGGTACAGTTATACCAGAAGATCATTTAGATATGGCTATTTCTGCTTTTCGCTCTAATGAAAATAGATGGAAGAGCGATAAGGTTTCTTTCTCTCTAATTGGTAAGCGTCCATTTCCTGGAACTGGATTTGAGCAAACTGATAGAATTGCAAAGCTTACTTTTGTTTTATCTAATGATAGAATTATAAAAGAAAGAGTATCTCATATATTAACTGGTAAGAGTAAGATATCTATTATCCCAGAGTATGATTGGATTAAAGATACTCTTGCCGAACTAACTCAAGCTATACCAGAGATAGCGACTAAAGCTTATTATCATGTTCCTACGATTTCTCCAATGGCACCAAAGATTAATCTTGGCTCTAATTTAGAGTCAGAGATTGATGGAATGTTTGTTGTTGGCGAGAGTGCAGGGCTGCATGGCATCCTTGCAGCAGCATGTACAGGAATAATAGCATCAGATAATATTTGTAAATAATTTAGAGGGATTTATGACAATTAAAACAACAGAAACAGCAGCCATCGTCCCCGTAACTGAAGAGTTCAAGGATCAAAATCAAAAACATAATCTCAGTAAGATGGAGCTTGATTTATATCATGAAGAAAATGATGTATCTGAAAAGGTAATTAGAGTTAAAAGGCAGTCAATGCCTAATAAAGGTCATAAGTGGAAAATATCTGAAGATAATAAGGTTATGTTTGTGGTTGAAGGCACGAAGCTTACAAATAAAGAAAAAGATTTCTTATGCACGGCAGAGGGCTTTAATTTTCTGATCGCGCAATATAAGTTGGGTATAAAATCATTCAATGCGCTCAAGGCCGAGCTTAAGAAAAAATTAAAATAAGCGACCTTGACAGCGCAATTCCCATGATTATCTTGCGTGGGTAATAGCACCAAGAGGTATTTTATGGATTATGTTATTTATGTTGCTGACTGTGAAACGACTGGTCTTGATGACCGTGTAAACGATATTATTGAATTGTCTCTTCATCGTCTTACAGATGATGTTCAAAAGACTTGGTGCATTAAGCCATTTAATCCAGATGCTATCGATCCTGACTCGTTAAGGATCAATGGTCATAAAAAAGAAGATTTGCTTCACCAAACTAGGGAAGGCCGCGAACGCTATCAGGATCCTAATAAGGTTATCATTGAGATAGAAAACTGGATGATGGAAGATGGCGCCACCACTATGCAAAGAGTAATGGCTGGACAGAATGTTGGCTTCGATAAGGGTTTCTGTGAGCAGCACTGGATCAAAGGCAAGAGTAAGGACTCGTTCCCATTTGGTAGAAGAGTTCTTGATACAATGCAAATTCAGTTCTTTTTAGACCTATGTCAGGGCTCAATGATGGAAGGCTATAGCCTCAATAATCTTGTCAAGAAATATGGCATAAAAAATGAGAAGGCACACAGTGCAGCTTCCGATGTTAAGGCAACTAAAGAAGTGCTGCTAAAACAAGTGGCGTTCTTTAAGAGCAAACTCACTACGAATGCTTAAGATATTATACGCAGCTGCCAATAATGAAAATGCCAAGATCCAGCTGGCAAGGTTCATGAAAGCAATGGAAGGGAAACCATATTCCATTAAGGTCGCTGCGTATAAACTATCATCTCCACAAAATACATCAATTGATTGGACATTAGATTGTCTTCAGAATATATTTAAGCCAGAGCATGTTACATTAGATAATGATAACTTCATTACATATTACAATCAAGTAAAATACTATAATCCTGATTTAATCATTAGCGATATGGAGTATTATACTTCAGAGATAGCCACATCGCTTGGTACAGCCATTATACAGTGCAGCTCATCTCTTATTAATTTTGCATTTACTAATGAATACAAATATGATTTGGGCGTGTTCAAGACATATGCAATTCTGTTCAATAAGAACCCATTGCATACGCAAAGAATGGTTAATATTCTAGATAATTCCAATTGCAACTATATCTATTCTCATTTTGGAGATTGCGAAGCTCCTCCAAATATTAAACCAGGATATAGTTGGGTGCGTCCGTATCATAGCGTTGGCAAGGTAGCCGTACCATGCCAGCATAATGTCGTAGCGGGCACGCTAGGTAGCAACAAACAGCTAATTACGCTGCTCAGGCCGTATGCCGATTCCATATGCTTCACAGATTTTCAGGGCGAGACATTCGCGAACCCGATCATCAAGGATATAGGTAATATGGAAGAGTATTTTTGTAATCTTAAAAATTGCAATTTATTCGCCTGTGCTGGCCAGACAAGCTTCTTAGCAGATGCTTTTTACAACGGTAAATACTCGGCCGTATTCACAAATTTAGAAGACCCTGAATGTGTTGTCAATAGCACAATTTCTAAGAGGCTTAATCTAAGCTCATCTATTTACAATGTATCAGAAGACTTACTACCATTAATGAATAATCAAGTTAAGTCAATTACTAATGAAAAGATTAAGTTCTTACATGAGATTATAGAAGAATTATGAAATATATTTGTTTGGATATTGGCAATGTATTATGTTCTGTAGATATGCAGCCATTTGTAGAGAGCATATCCGAGACATTTAATGTCTCTGTTCATGACGCTCAGCATTTTCTTAAGCGCTTCCAGAGAATACATGACCTTGGATACACTACAATGGAAGATGAGCTAAGAGAAAAGTTTGGAATAAAATCTCAAGTAACCATAGAAAAACTTGTATCTTCCTGGAATAATGCTGTCACGCCATATACACCAATACTTATTAAGCTAAATGAATTAACCAAGGCTCATGGATTGAAGATAGCTATACTTTCTAATATTGGCGTAGAACATGCATCAATGATGGAGCATAAATTAAGTCATGATGGCTTTTTTTCTGGGGCAATCAAGCACTTTAGCTGTGATGTTGGGGCCAGGAAGCCCTCTATGATCTACTATCAGAGTTTCTTGTGGCAATATCCTGAGTTTAAGGGATGTTTGTATGTCGATGATTTACAAGAAAATCTAGATACAGGCTCTAAATTTGGCTTCAAACCATTTAGATTTGATTTATGCGAACCACTCGCGGTAAGTGGCAAGATCGATGAAATTGAGCAAATAATCATTAACGCTGATATATTATCTTAAGAGCCGGTAATAAAGGATTAAACATGGATAAAGATAAGACTCAGCCAAGCAAGTTTCAGACCCCAGGTAAGACTAAAGTAATTGATGGTTCTATTATGGCACCTCACAATGCAGGACTTAGGTTCGTTCTGAGCATAACTAATTTAGCTGGCAAGCCAGATGGAAACCCACTCTACCCTCTATTTGAGAAGAAGTGGAAGCGTATCAGAGAAGAGGCAAGAGGCTGGTATGTTACTAAGACTGGTAACTATAAGCTTGGAGCCGTTAATTCTACTGCCGTCCAGAGCGATACTTGGGCAATTCACATGCTTTGCCAAGACGAAAATCTAAAGACAGATACTACTGGCCTTGAGAAGTGCTTAAAGGAAGTCTGCAAGATGGCTAAGTACGAGAGAGCAACGGTTCATGTATCTACTCTTTTAACTGATGCGGTTCCTGAGATGAACGATCTATTAAAAGCTCAGTTAGTTGAGCAGGGTGTTTCCGTATATTTCTATAAAGAACAGGCATGAAGCGTTCTAAAAAGAAGGCCCTAGCTAATAGGAAGCTGACTGTTATTAAAGTTCTACCTAAAAATGGAACTATTTCTCAAGCTGACTTAGATAAGTGGCATGAGATATTTAGAAACAATACTATGACGCCTGTCGAAGCTATGGCTACTGGTGAGGTAATCGTAGAGAATATACCTGTTGCTCGCTCTGGCCAAAACTTCATTACAGTTGTAAGAGTTGGCAGTGATGAGTATAGTCCAAGCTTTGAGGATTTAGAGAATTGGCGTAATATTTTCAAGGATGCTGAAAAGGATCCTAACTTCCAAATCTTTACACACAAAGATATTTCAATAGAAACTATTGATGTTGGCGAAATAGTTGCAATAGAATAACATAATTTCGTATTATGTAATGGCGAACCTAAAACCTGGTGACAGAGTTGATGTGCGCGTTAGAGAATGTAGCATTGTGGGCCCTTATATGGACTGCGATGAGATTAAGACTCTTGAGATAGTTGCCAAGGATCATTTCGGCTACTATCTTTATGTGCCATCATATTATCATATCAAGGGTAAGGTAATTGCCGATCAATACCAGTCTAAAAAACTGGGAATTAATAAGAAATTCGTTGGCGAATACATTGTTTATGCTCAAGAGAGCGTAATCTATAAGGTTAATTACATTTTAGATGGGCAGACATGCGCTAAATGTGCTGAGTTCTGTCGTATGGCGAGTCCAAACCAAGAAGATGGCACGATGATCTGTTGGGCGTGCCGAGCTAATCCATATTGGGGCTAATTTTATAGGTTCTGTGGCCCAGGATTATCTCACTGAGCTGTGGCGATAGCCACAGTAGACGCCGCTTCGTTAAAATTTGCGCTGGGTATGCTAAAAATACAGCATACTTATGACATGACTACCTACCCAAACATTATAGACGGATACGCTACGCTTCCAACCGTTTCTGGTTCAACCCAAGAAGATATTGCCATTAATGATTTAAGGGCAGCAACACTTGCAATTGAAACAGAATTGGGAGTAACTCCTCGTGGAGTCTATTCCGATACAAGGGCCAGACTAGATATTTTAGAGTCTAGAATTAGTTATGCTATATCTCCCACTATTATTAGTGATGGATATCTTGTAAGCCCTTTATATCTTTATAATGTTCCATCTGTTGTGACCCTATCTATTAGTGATGGTTATGGCATTCCAAGCGAAAATAGAGTAGATGGCTCTCTATTTATGAGAGCTGATGGCGCAGCCAATAGTGATTTATATGTTAGACGAGCGGGAGCCTGGAAAGCAATCCAAACAGATTTATTTACTGCCGCTGGAGATTTAAGCGGAACATATTTAACTCAAAATGTTATTGGCTTACAAGGTAAAAGCCTTAATAGCTCTTTAGCAAGCATTGGTGCAACCCAAGATGGTTATGTATTAAACTGGGATAATGCTGATGGTTATTGGCGTGCTAGCTATGCTGGCGCACTTTTAGGAACTCTTGGCGGTGATCTTCGTGGTTCATTCCCTAATCCAACTGTGGCATCTTTAACTGGTGTTGCTGGCGTTATTACAATACCAGCAGCAACTTCCTTTGCACTTGGAACAACGCCAGCAACAACTGGATTGATTAGAGTTCCAAATAATATTGGAAGTATATTATCTGTTAGAGATAATCTAAATACAACTGATTGGTCGGTAGCCGGAACATCAGGAGTTGGCACATTTGTTTTTGGAAATTCTAATATGGATGTTGCATATAACGGATTTTCAGTAGCATTTAATACAGGGGCATCTAATACATTTATATTTGGTGATACGCTATCAAATAATAGAATGATATTTACATATCCAGCTGGTAATGCCGCTCAAAAATTTGGAAGCACAAACATAAATGTGCTTATATCTCAAACTGATACTGCTATTAATAGTGCTACTGGCGCACCATTTACTATTCAAGCTCAGAATGCAACTGGAACTACCTCTATAGGAGGAGATCTTATTCTTAAGCCAGGAACTGGAACATCTTCGAATGGATCAGTTAAACTTGGTACTGGAACCATTGCAACTACTGGAACTCTTAGAACTGCACATGGCTTCTCATTAGTTTCAGTCGGAGCTGGAGCACAAGATATGCCGTTGATTGGTGTGGACCTTGCAACTAACAACATCACTATTGGATCTCAATCAGCAGGTATTGCCACTATAGATATTGATGCCGGAACTGGTGGAGGAATGCGCTTCTTCACCAATTCATTACAAATATATGGTGCGGCTTCTGGCCAAGATTATTGGACAGAAACATATACTCTTGCTCATACCAAATCTTATGCTACAGCATTAACATCAATTACTATTAGTCAAGCTGATAGAGTTACTAATAATGCTACTGGTGCAACATTAACAATTCAGGCTCAAAACTCAACTGTTGGAACTACTGTTGGTGGAAGTCTTGTATTGGCAGCTGGAACTGGAACAACTAATGGTCATATTGATTTAGTCAATGTGGCAACTACTGCAACGCCACCGGCTGCTGGGGGAGCTGCATTACCGGC